CCCCACCTCCCGCCGATCGACTCCCACCACTCGCCCAGTGGGCGGTGTGATTCCGTATTGGGCAAGTACACGCCGTCGCGGAACAGGTTGAGATCGATCGCCAGGCGGTCGCAGTGCAGGCTGCGCGCGATGCCTTTACCGGTCGCCGCGTTCCGCTGGGCTTCCTCTGGCGAGCGCCAAGCCTCGCCCAGGGTCACCTCAAAGCCCAGCTCTCCGGCTTTCTGGATCAATGAGGCGACCATCCGGGCGAATTGGCACTGCTTCTGGAGAAGGGTCACAGCATCCAGCCACCACTGTTTTCCACGCCGTTCCAATCGGCACCAGGCTTCTGCGGCGCCGGTTTGGTCCGGCAGATCTCCAGCAGCTCCATCTCGAGGTACCTGGTGGCGTCCATGAGGTGGTCGCGCTCTTTGACGATTCGGCCCTTCTCGTCGCGCCGGTACAGCCGGAACTCGCTGAACCAGTGCGTGAGCGAGCGGAAGACCTTCAGGCGCCCGGATGTGAGTCGCTGGTGGACGCGATAGATGCCCGCCTCGACGGCGTTGTCGGCCTGGACCAGGTCCAGCCCCAGCTCCTCGTACATCGACATGAGCCGGCGCCCGTCCACCTGGCTGCGCCCGCGCGCCGCCGGATCGATCGCGCCGCGGATCCATGTTCCGCGGGCCCGTATCCCGGCCGCATGGACAGATGGCTCCGCTTCAGCTCGGTAGTGCTCGCTGTACAGGTACAGGACGTCGGCGTCACGATCGAGAGCGCCCCAGACAGCAGCCGTGCGATTCCAGCCGACGTCCAGACCGTACGCCCGCGGCCAGTGCTCCGGCACCGCGAAGTCGTCAATCACGATGTCGCTCTCCGGCACCGGGTAGATGGACCCGCTACCGAGGGCAGGAATCCCCTTGGACCGCGCGTCGCGCTGGTAGGCAGGGATCGACGCCCACAGCTCGTCTTTGGCCTTCTGATCCAGGTGCGGGGCGTCATCCCAAGTCGCGGTGACGACGAATTTGCTCACTCGGACTCGGATTCGGCTTGAGGCCGGCCCTTCACCTTTACGCCGAACTTCGAGCCGATATGGGCCAGCATCTCGTGCATGTCCGTAAACACGGATCTCTCCGGCGCCGGCCAGTTGTAGTTCATGTCGCGCAGGTTGCGCTTCACACGCTTGCTCACCGTTACCATGTAGCCATTGTCGGCTGGTTCGACGTGGATGCTGTCGAGCTCCAGATCCTGGGGCCGCGGTTTGCGGCACCGAGGCTTCTCCTGTTCAATCATGGCCTTTGTCTCCATGCCCGTTATTCGGCACCGCCCAGAAACGAGAGCACTACGTCGCTCATGCCCTGCAACGGCGTGAACGTGAGCAGCAGCGAGCCGCCCGTGGTCATCGTGCGCAGCAGACACTCGGTGTAGATGTCCAGCGGCGGTTCCTCGTCCAGCCAGATGAGATCCTGCGACGTGCCCTGGAAGGCCTCCCGCCGCTGGTCGTAGCTCTTGAGCACCAGCGTGCTGTAGCCGCCACTGGCGTGCCGCACGTAGATGATCTCAACCGCGTCGGCAATGCCGGACCGCCGCCGAGGTTCACCCAGGATCGCGGCCGCGGGGACCATACCCGTGCCCCACTCGCCCATGGGCCCGAGCAGCTTGTCCTGCAGAATGTCGCGGACCGTCTTCGACGTGTCGCCGGCGGCCCACGCGCGGATCGCGTGATGGAACCGCCGGCCAGGCCACCACTCCGGATACTCACCAGTCAGGTGACATGTTGTTTCGAACGCACCGACGCCTTCGGTTTTGCCGACGCGGTTGCCGGCCAGGAACAGACGCTCGCGGTGTGGAGAGCCATCGCAGTCCGCCGGGCACTCCGGCATCGGCTTGTGTTGGCCGCCCGCCGCGAAGAACGCCATGTGCTTCACGTACTTGTCGCGGCTCAGGGCGCCCTCTGCTGGGTAGTACGTGCTGATCTTGTGCCGCCGCACGCGGAGCTGCTCCGCGATCGCCGACACCTTGCTCTGGGGCAGGGTAGCCAGCCACCCCGCTACCGGTTTGCGCTCATCGCTCATTTCGCCTGGACGGTCACCGGCCGCGTCGGGCCGTAGTCGTCGACCAGGATGTCGGCGCATTCAGAGGGCTCAAGGTTTTCCACGAGCGCCTTGATCGTCACCGAGCACACGCTGAGGAACTTCTTCTGGCCCAGCCGGCTGAATAGCTGCTGGATCGAGTAGCGCAGCGCCTGCCGCGGCGGCAGAGCGCCCACCGTCGCCACATAACGTTTTCCATGGAACGTTAAGCCTTCGTTCGGTTCGGGCTTCGATTCCGCGGCCTTCTCGCGGAGCACCGCTTTGATTTCTTCGGCCCGCTTGTTGAGTTTGCGCGCTTCGGCGAGCTGCTCATTCAACTCGCCAAGTTCATCCACCAGTGCAGAAACAGACGGTTTTGCCATCACCAGGGATTCGGCATGTCACGCGGCCGCGGCCATCGTCATCAGGCGTCGGGCCTGGCGCGCGTGGCGCGCCGACCGCGCGATGTCCTCCACGGCAATAGGGCGGCGGTCGTAGTAGCGTGTCGCGGGAAAGAGCTCCTCGCGCGCCCAGGCCCTGCCCAGCTTTGCTTCGATGCGGTACACGGCATGGAAGAACGTGCGTGGATCCAGCGACAGCCGGCGGCAGCAGTCGGTGTACTCGCGCCCCTCGAGGAAGCGGTGCCGGAACACCTCTCGCTCAAGCGGCTCGAGCTCGCGCGAAGCGGTCGACAGCACGTCCGCGCAGTATTCGACCTCGGGCAGGGAAGTCGCGTATCCTCGCTTGCCGAGACTCAGTAGAGGGCGGGCGCCGCGGTGCGCGATCGCCTGCTCGGTCGCGTGGTACCGCGCCATCACGCGCCGCGCAACGTCCCGGTAGTCGCCGTCGTCTGCCTGCCTCAAGCGGCCTCCGCAAGTCGCGACAGCTTCACCCGCAGCTCCGCCAGCACCTGCGCATGGATCTGGCCGGTGCGGGACGATCGCAGCCCCACCTCTTCTCCCACCGAGCGGTGGCTGCGGTCGCCGCGGTAACGCAGCTCGACGATCTTCCGGCTGCGCGCCGGCAGCGATGCCAGCGCGCGCCGTACCTCTTGGCATACCTGGGCGCGCTGAACGATCTCCTCCGGGCTCTCTACTGTAGATCTCACGTCGTACCTCTCTGGAAGCTGCGAGTGGGTCGCGTCCCTCAGTGCCTTCCGCCGCATGCCCTCTCTGAGCCGGCGGTCCAGGAACCAGGCCGCCCACTCCCTGAATGGCACGCCGCGGCTCGCGTCGTAGCGCTCTGCGGCCACCACCAGCTGTAGCTGAGCCTCGCTGTCGAGCTCGTCGGCGATCATGCCGTAGCGCGGGATGCTCGCCGCCAGGCGCCGCGCGATCGCATGCGCCAAGTCCAGGTTTTCCTCGATCAGCCGGTCGCGCTCAGTCATGTCGTTTGCCTCGTGAAGGATTGTAGTAGCCGCTCGAATTGCTCCAGCGTGATGGGCTTGTCGTCGGCAACTTCGCTGCGGGGTACAGGCCGCCCCAGCATGTACAGCCGCATCAGTTGCGACGCGGCCTTCATCCTTGTGGCATGATCTGCTCGCAGGTTGGGATCCGTCGGCCGCGCCAGCTTCTGCACGCCCTCGCCGACGCCGATGATGATCAGCCGGTCGGCGTCGAGCGCCTCAGAGATCCGCTGGATCATCTTCTCCAGCAGCTCGTCGAGCTGCTGGCCGCGACGGTCCAGGACCTGCGCGATCCGGTACTGGCACTCGGGGCTGGAAGCGTCGCGGTAGGCAGTCGCGCGTGAGACGCCGGTCTCACGCGCAATCTCAGGGACGGATTTGCCGGCGACCAGTTTCGTCGCAGTCCTGGCTCTCCGGACAGACCTGCTCAGAGGTTGCTTCGCCACATGATGGGATCGGCGCTGCCGATCTCACCCGGCAATCGCGACCATTAGCCGCTTCAGGCACGCCGCCTCGGTGCCGTAATGCAGGAGCTGGCCATGCGAGAGCAGGATGTGCGTGAGCTGCGGATTCTCGCGCCGCCAGACGCGGAACGGAACCGCACGTTCCAGCCTCGCCTGTATATGCGATCTGAAGTACTCCTCGGTGATCGGAAGCAACCGTAATTGAACGTATCTCATCGAACCATCCTGAGGGAAATCCCCTCGACTTGCGGGCTGGGCCGCCGCGTCTCCTGGAGCTCGCGCTCGAACTGGCTGCAGTCCTCACTCTTGTGCACAGCGACGCGCGTGACATAGCAGTGCACCGGGATGCCGCTTTCGGTGTGGCCCTCCCAGATGCGCGCCGGCACGCCATTCACGTGCACGATCTTGCTGGTGCTCTCGATCGTGAGCTTCATCGCTCCTCCAGGCGCGCCACGTGCCGCCGCAGCTCCGCTCGATGCCGCCGGGCCCGGCGCCGCGCTACCCAATCCCACACCGCTGTGACGGCGATTAACGGCACAGCGGCCACGATCACGATTTCCAACCACGCTCTAGCGATCTCCATTTATGTCCACCCTCCGATGCGCGATGTGCTGCTCGAGCATCTGAACCCACTGCGCCAACTTCCCGCGGCGGCGGTAATTCCCCTCGACGTACTCACGCTTCACAGCCTGGTAGCTCACTGTGAGCTCGGGCTTCGTCAGTCCCGCCGGCCGTATCCTGATCTCGATGTCATACTCTGGCATCTATCCCTCCGCACACTTCGAGTACAGCCCAGGCGCCGCCCGCGTGTCCGAGCACCCGCACACCCGACAGACCATTTCCTCGCCAGAGGCGATCCGCGCCTGGCG